GCGTTGAGCCAAATAGAACCGGGGGCGTAACCATCATTAAAATCATCAGATGTTGTAGGATTGGATGTGGCTTGCGTATTATTCTTACCGCCAATACCACCGTGAGTAGCAGGAAGGTAGCCAGTAATAGAAGTAGTAAGATCAATTTTAGGAGAGCTACCAGCCGAGCCATCGTGTGTGTGTCCTGTAGTAGGATCGAACGCTACCGCAAGCTGATTAAATTCAGCATTCAAAGGCGGAGCCGTAATATTAGATCCGTTTACAATGTTTGCTATTGACTGTCGTGTATATCCTGCCATTTATCGTCTTCCCGCAATACTAAATTCAAATACAACGCCCTGTATGCTGTAGGGATCAAAGTCTCCCAGCGTCACAAAGGTTAACTGTGTAGCATAACCCGAGCCCTGAATTGACGTGGTTACGATAGGCTTCTCGTTACCGCCGTAGTTAATGTTAAGTCCACCGTAGTTAATATTTCTGCCTTTATAGCGAACTGGAGCCCCTTGAGATTGTTGTGCATATGAAGACGGGCGGCTAACTGTGGGATCATCCCAATCGTAGTTAATTGCCATGTTCAAAGTGAAAGGGCCTTCTGCACGAACAAATGTGTTTACTTTTCTCATCGTCTTACGAACTTCAGTATCTCCAAAGTCGTAATATGGTGTACCGTAGATAGCTAGTATGTCGTTGCCATCAAAAGTAGTTCCCAATTCTTGTTGGTAAATTTTACCATTATAATCGCCGTGGAGTACAAGTTCTCGTCTATTTACATACGCAGATGCTGTTGCGCTTGCTCTAATGCCTATTAGCTCTCCAAACTCCCAACCTAGTCGCTGGTCAGCGGATCTCAATCCACCAATAAACCCATAACTATCTGTAGTAGCTGTATCCGCATCTCCTACAAAATATCGTAATTGAGATTTGGATCTAATTACTACGCCTACAAGAGAATCTAAATCATAATCTTTAGGCAAATCTGTGAGTAGCTGTTGAATAGGCTTAGATATTGTTTCTAATTCTACGTCACCTATTCTGGAAGTTCCCGCCACAGGACGCAGACCATCCGGGGCTAAAAATACCAGATCACCACCAATTTCAAGGACACTATCTCTAGCAATACATCCAACATTAGACGTTACCTGATCTATAATAAATCCAGCGGTAACATCCGCCGTGATCTTTTTAATTCCGTTTGATCCGAATACAAATAAATTATCTCGGAATGGTTTAAATTGTACAACGTCAAAACCTACTGATACTTGCCCTGCACCCGCTGTAGCTTTAAAATCATACCATGCATTGGGTGCTGAGTGAGCAATAATGGCTTCTGTTAAAACATTACCACCAATAAACAAATGGTTTTCAAATACGCCTACAAGTGAAGGAGAGGCTAAACATTGATCACCACCACCTGTTTGAGAGCTATGCCCACTATCGTCGGGGCTTGTTCCTGCCCCCGCAACAGTAAGCTCTTCCCAATGTGATCCATCAAATACAATAGCTGGGCCACAACCGTCTACAAAACAAATATGGTTACCATCACCAAAGTTAAATGCTTCATGTCTAATCTTAGTTAACTGATCCCCTAAAGTTGTTAGGGTCTTACGTCTTGCACCATGATCTAATGTATACTTAGAATAACCTGCACCAAAAACATATCTATAGAAACAATACTCATTTGGATCTATTTCAATAATATCCCCAGACGTTGCTGGAGTAACCAAATTTACTGTATTTCCTGACACAGTAAAATCAGTAATATTCCCTAATTGAGTACCATTTTTATAAACGTGTACATCACTACTAAATGGCAAATCGACGGTACGGTTATTAGTGTCTGCACCAGTAAATGCACTTTGTGCAAAAGTAGCTAAAAAGCGAAACTTCTTAACTTTCCGTGCCGCCAAGATGATTGTCTCATTTAAGTTATCATCTTTAAAAATTGATAAGGCTAGTATTCGCCCTTCACAATCATCAGGATCTACTTCTTGATAAGTCGCATCATAAGGCTGAAAACCTTCAATCCGTCTATACCCACCAAACAAGCTAACTTCGTAGTTAACAAGCCGTGTTGCAGAGCCCGGGTTATTCTCAGAGAGATCTAAATGGTTCTCATTTGAGTTCAGCCCACCGCCACATATAACTTTGAACGACTGAATACGATCTGGCATTAAATGAACAGCCTATTGTTTCTGACATCTATGGATATACGAGTATCTCTAATTGACTCATATTTGTTCATTAGAATGCCTTGCATCTCTTTGACGCCCTGTTGAAATAACTGCGCTGAAATGCCAGCGGCTTCCATGTTATCTCTAAACATATACATCTGCATAACAGCCCCTTCGATAATTACATTGTCGTAAGTATCTGGGATACGAGTTAAATCGCCGTAAGCGACTAAATCATTATGCGTTTGGTAGTATCTAAACTTGATTGTATACGCATTGTCTGGGGATGGTGTGATTGTATAACCATTACCAAATCCTTCCGCTACAGTTGTAGGTGTGCCCCTACCAGCGGAACCTGCGTTATCATCAAGGTCTTTATAATTTCTGTAATAAGTATCGCGATCAATATAATTTAGTAACGTATGTGTTACTCCAAGACTACTGTTTGCCTGTAGTTGAAAGGAGTTAAAGTCCGCCACTTTTAAATATTGAGGCCATGAATAATCTTCTTGACCTGTAACTAAAGTCTGAGTGTGTTCTACTGCGTTAAACGGCCACTCATATTCAGCTTGATTGATTTTTGCGATAGCATTTTTTACTGCGTCTTTAGCCGTTGCCTGAACACCGCGAACTGAAGGAAAATCAGCTTGAGCAATCTCAACCTCATTCAATCTTCGTAGTAATTGGTTTGTTAGATCAAGAAATGTAGACACAATAAGTTATCTCTTCCATATAGAAAAGGAGTGCCCCCATGAAGAGAGCACTCCCAATTAGCATTAAGCTACGTTATAGTTTGCAGTGAACAACGCTTCTGGGCGGAGGATCTTCCGGCCATAAAGTTGCATCCCACGAACCTTGTCCGCGAATGTGTTTGGATCACGGAAAGACTCAGTTTTAGCAAGCTGTTGTGCAGTTGCTACCGCTGAATCGTGTCCTGCTACCATGATGCCGAAGTTAGTTTCGGAACCTGTAGAAAGAGTAGTACCTGATCCAGTACCCACATATGGAAGGTTGTTAGACTTATACACGCGGAAACCACGGATAAGACCATTACCTACACGACCGTTGCGAATTTCATCGCCACCGCCAAAGTCCGCTGAAACGAATTTTGACTGTTCGTCCATTAAGATCTCGTAAAATACCGGATCTGCAACGAACCAACGACCTTCAGTGTCAACGTTAGCCTGATCCATCTGACGAGCAACGCGGTTAAGCATAGCTAGAGGAGATGTGATACCAGACGCGCCGCCACCTGCGGACAATGGAATTGAAGTTACTTCACCTGCAACACCCAAGTCAGCACCACCAAAGTCAGTGATGTCCAATTTGTTAGCCGCAAGCAATTCGTCTGCGCCAGCAGTGCTATCAGCTTTTACGCCGTTTGCCGCTGTACGACGAACCCAATCGCCATTGCTGTCTTTTTCCCAGCCAGCTAGGTAGCCAAGAACTTCGCCATCAAACTCGTCACGCAAACGATAAGCCGCACGGTCTGTCGCCAGATCCATGAAATTAACGTGTGAATGAGCGGTTTCGATATCGTCCATTGCGAACTGGAAGTAGTTTGCTTGATCTACGATTAGAGAGAAATCAGCGTCTGCAATATCTTGCGTAGCTAATTGAGTTCCCCTCACATAGGAGCTAACTGTGATCTCCGGTTCTTTGATAATACGAACACTGTCACCATAGTTCGCGATTTCACCAAAATAATCGGTGTTTGTTACATCTTCTACGATAGAAGATTTGCGGAAGGTTTTTTGAACCTTCTGACTATAAATTACCGGACTGAAATTTCCGTTTGGCAAATTTCCGTGTCCGCCTGTTTTTGCAAAAGCCATAATATTCTCCTTGTTGAGTAGGCTAAACAATTGGGTCTTTATGCCCAATTAGGGGTTTAGTTGGTACTGAACAGAAATGTTATCGGGGCTAAGGGCTGACACTACTTGGGTAACTTCACCCCTAATCCTGTACGAGACTAGTGATGAGGGCCAAACGTTTCAGGTGTTCTTATCGATATATTCTGAAAGTTAAAAATGGAGGTAGGCGTCTAATGACGCGGCTCCGTGCAGTTAGAACTAATTAACAAGTGTCAATTAGTTTCTATAGCTGAGGTTAGTATACCACGAGTTTCGTACCTTTACAAGTGATATTACCGAGCTCCCCCAGATATGTCGTAAACAAACGAGTTATTTCGCATTGATTCAAGTATTGCGTCTTCATTAGCATCATATTCTTTTGGAGACATTTTCCCTACTTGGCTCTCTGTGAAACGAGCACGTCCTGATACTGGAGCATTGGCACTGCTTGTACGTCCGACTGAACGAGCCGCATCTTGCGGTGAAGCCTTACGTTTACGCTTAATACCTTTATCGGCTTTGTACAAATCAATTGCACGAGAAGCCGCTCTAGCATCTGTGTTATTCTTATATAGAGCATCTTGAACATATTGAGGCTGTTGCATAACCCAATCGTGAAAGTCCTTATTTGAACGGATCTTATCAAAATCAGGATGTGTATCCCTCAGTTCTTTTTCAGCTTTCTCACGGTTAATCTTAACCTCAAGCTGTTTAACTTTATTAAGCTCTACTTCTCCGATAGCCAAAGCTTCCTGCACACGCTTTTGGGCAATGGTATCGATAATTTTTGCAACATCTGGATACTTGGTAGACCAAGCGGCCACTTCTTCCTCAGTTTTAGGAAACTTAATTTGTTGCCTAGTTGCTTGAGACAATTGCTCTTGCATCTGGTTTAATTGGGCATCCTTCTGTTGCATAGACTGTTGCATATGCCGACGAAGATCGCCGTATCGTTTTTTAAATGATCCATCTTCTGGATCTGCATTTAAGTTATCTTCTTGTGCGTTTTCTTGCATAAGATCTTGCACGTTTTCTTCTGCGTCCGCTTCATCGCGATACGCTCCTTGGTACTTAGCCATATTTACTCCTTGGGGGCCTCAAAGTAGCTCTCGAAATTGAGAGGGTCTGCGGGTAGCCCGTTCCCACGCAAATTGTGTGTTTACTTCATCTTCATAACGGCGAATTTCACCGAAGGTTTGTAAGTAAATTGGCCTTCTTCAGTTGGGTACAAGTCTTCCTCTTCTTCATCTTCAACGTCATCAGGCGACATAAATTCTTCCACGACTTCATTAACTGCCGTGTCCACCTTGTTGCCTTCGGGAGTTTCATACTCCTCTTCTTCTTCAGCAACCTCTTCATCACTATCTTCATATTCAATCTCGTCGGCGTAGTGATATCCGTAACCTTCACAGTGTTCACATTCCTCACCGTCAACTACTCCAGTGCCACCACAAGTAGGGCACTCAACAGTATCCTCTTCTTCTTCGTCTTCTAGAGATTTAATTTGTCCTTCAGCTTGCATCATCATCAAGCCCATCTTGGCTTCATCGCGTAAGCCCATGAAAGTTTTCAAGCCGTGGTATCTTACCACATCTGCGGGAACAACGTATTCGCCATCACTTAAAACAGCGGGAATATCATCACGCACGTTCATCTTATTTGACCCAGCGGGTACGGGATTCCCTGATACTTCGTCGTACCCAACATCACCCATTCC